AATTGTATGGGAGGCAGCTGCGGCAATACGGACTCTATCCCGCCCTTGCCCGATACTTCTTCCTCGCAGGAAGCAAGGAAAATCAGGTTGTACGCCTGTGTGGTGCGGCAAAGTTGCAGGAACACCTGCAGCAGGCCGACCACGCTTGCGCCGGCGTCGTTACTTCCCAGACCGTAGATCTTGCCGTTCTCCTCCACTGCGTTGAACGGTGCTTTCCGCCATCCGTTTACGGGCTTCACAGTGTCGATGTGCGAGTTCAGCAGCAGTGTAGGCTTCTGCAGGTCGAACATCGGGCTCAGGCACCATATATTGTTGCCCTTTCTTCCGGTGGCCATTCCCTGCATCTCGATGTAGTTCTGCAGGAAGTCGGCGGCCCGCTCTTCTTCGCGGTCGTTCTTTTTCAGTGTCTCGATCGGTGTTACGGCTTCCGGTCCTGCCTCGCCCGCTACGTCGATCGTGTTTCCTGACTGATTAATAACGGTCGGTCTGTTCAGGATCGCGCCTTTCGCGTGCCAATTGACACTTAACCTCGGGATGCTTCCTTTTACTAGATCGCCGATCGACCATCCCGGCGGTGATATTTTGAAATGCGGCATTTTTATTTTTGGTGTCGGCCATTCGCCGGCAAAAAATCGTTTTACTGCATCTAGTGCATTTTTTACCACGTTTTTGATTTCCTCAAATTTGCTCCAGAATTTATTTTTGACTCCTGTGAGCTTGCCGCCTGTCAGCTTGTCGATCACATCAAATCCCGTGGACCATATTTCCTTCCATGTCTGCCAGCTCGCTGCCAAGATTCCGGTGATTCCGCCTCCGTATTTTTCGTAGGCATCCTGGATCCGGCCGAGCTTCTCTTCGCCCAGCTCCACGCAGAAATCATAGCCGGCGGTCAGTACCGTTTTTAAAATATCAATCCCTTCGAGTACCCCTTCCCGGAATTCGTCGCAGGTTGTCCAGAGTGTAAAAACAGCAATCACAATTGCCGTTATAATTGTGAGGACCGGATTCGCCGCGATGATGCCAAATAGACCCGATAAGCCTTTTGCTATGACCGGAATACCTCCGATTATTTTTGCCCCGCTACTCACCACTGTTCCAAGCACAATAAGCAACGGACCAATAGCAGCCACGATCAGGCCAATCTGTATAATCATCTGTTTTTCCGATTCCGACAACCCGTTAAACCATTCTGTAAATTGCGAAATCTTTTCCGCAATATTTTCGATAATCGGTGCGAGTTCCTCCATCAGTGTTGTTCCAAGGTCGATAGCATCGTTTTTCAGCTCATTCGTCGCCTTTTTAATCTTTGTGGAGTTTGTGTCCAGTTTTTCAAATGCCGTATTTGTCGCGCCTGCACTATTCTGCATCTGTTCCAAAACGCCATTAAAATTCTCAGCGCTGTCTCCCAGCAGGATCATACCTGCTTTTCCGGCCTCCGAACTGCTCCACATATCACCAAACGATTTGTTGTTTTCCGTCGCCGCATCGCTGATTATTTTCAGGACATCAGACAATGACATTCCGCTGTCCATCAATTCCTTAAATGTCTTTCCCGTCTTTTCTTTCAGGGTTTTCGATACGTTCGTTCCTGATTTTCCAAGCTCATTCAGCATACCGTTCATGTACGTTGTGCTTTCCGCTGTTGCAACACCATTTGCCGTCATGATAGCGTATCCTGCGCACAGCTCGTCCAGGCTTACTCCGTAGGCGTTTGCTGTCGGGATTACTTTTCCCATTGATGAGGCAAGATCCGCAACTGTTGTTTTGCCCAAATTCTGTGTCTGAATCAGCATATCAGAAACATTCGTTACTTCTGATGCTTTCAATCCATACGCATTCATGATGGTTGTAAGCACATCCAGCGCCGCTCCCGCATCCGCGAAGCCTGCTTTTGCCAATTTTGTTGAATTCGAAACGAAATTGACTGCATCGCCTGTTTTCTGTCCTGCTGAAATAGAATCATAGACATTCTGTGCAATTTCTTCCGATGAGATTCCTGTCTGATTGGAAAGATCCAAGATCGCCTTTTGCATTTCGTCCATTGGGACTTCCGTTGCGTCAGCAATCGTCGAAACTTTTGCCATCGAATCCTCAAAATCCATAGCCATTTTGGCAGATGCCGCTCCGGCCGCAAGAATCGGAGCGGTCACCTTTTTCGTCATTCCGCTTCCCGCGTCCTTGACCTTTTCCCCAGCTTTCTGGACTTTTTCTGTATATTCCTCAATTGATTCTTTTCCGAATTTCAGCTGCTCGTTTACTTCTTTCAGACGGCTCTTGTATTCATTTAGCGACGCTTCCGCCTCATTCAGCGCGGCTTTCTTTTCCTCGATCGCCTTTTTGTTGTCGCCCTCGGCATTTTCCAACAGTTTCAGTTCTTCTTTTACGAGACCGACTTTTTTCTGGTACGTCTCGCCCTGCTCCGTCAGATACTTCTGCTCATCTTTTAATTTTTTCGCAGATGAGGTGTTTTTGTCCCACTGGCTCTTCATCAGCTTGAATGAGGATTCATTCTTTTTTGCGGACGCATCCAGCGTGCTGATGGAGTCATCCAGTTTTTTCATGTTCTCTTCCAAAACCGCGGAGCCGCTCTTGATTTCCTGGTTTACTTCTTTCAGGCCTTTCTGGTACTGGGCAAGTGTTGTCTCTGCCTGGGAAAGCTGTTTTTTCTTCTGGGAGATCGCTTTCTCGTTTTTGTTCTCTGCTCCCTCCAGTTCAGAAAGCTCTCTTCTCAGGACCTCCACTTTTTCGTTGTATGTTTCGGTCTGTTTCTGCAGGTATTTCTGTCTGTCGGTCAGTTTCTCCATGGCCGTTGTGCTGTCATCCCAGGCGATTTTCGCACGTTTAAACTCTTCCCGGTTACCCTGTACGGCTTCCGAAATCTGTTTCAGGCTTTTCTGAAAATCTACCGTACCGTCCGTTTTGAACGATAAACCGACCCGCTTCATATCATCCGCCATACAGCTCACCTACTTTCTTTCTCTCCCAAAATTTTTCATACATTTCGTTAAAAAAGATGGGGTCACAATTAAAAAATTCTTCCTCGCTCATCCCCATCTCCGCGGCGCAGATCCGGTATTCCGCCCAGTCTACGTCAAGCCCTTCGCCATCTGCTGGCGTGCCCGTTTTTTTTTAGCATATTCGTCGCATCTGGCTGAAAAGCCCTCCAACAGCACGCGGATCTGCTCATCATCCATCGGCACCAGCTGCAATGCCTCGTCAAACGTCACCGTTTTTCCGTTGCTCCGCAGGATGGCGTACACGGATGCGGCCGCAAGATCCATCTTTTCCGGATCTGTCAGTTTTTCCTGTTTCTTTTTTGCCAGTTTGTAAAATTTCGGCATCTTCTGCAGATAGTAGAGCGTGCCAAAATTAACATTGACGGGCAGCCGGGTGCCGTCCGTCAAATCTACAATATAATCTTTCATGTTTCTCCTTATCCGGCTACTGCCGTTGTCAGATCGTCATCCTTGAGGATTGGTTTCGAGAAGAACTTTTCTTCTGTCAGCCCCTCCGGGAATGCTTTCATGCTGGAATCCAGCGATACTTTAATATTTTCTTTTGCGTCGAATGGGTACGCAACGATCGTTACTGTATCTGTCTGCACGGAAAACGTTTCCTCACCTGTTGCCGCATCATCTGTGTTTGCTGTGAGCTTACATTTCGGATACCAATCATATCTCTCTGAGCCGTCCTTGTTTTTGACCACTTTTCCATACGCCAAAAACGGACGAATGCTCTTTCCTCCGGACAGAATGAGGCCGTTTTTCGTCACCTCATCCCCTCTCGCTTTTGCAAGCGTATCTGCCGGGAACGCCACTACCTCAACTTCGATGTTCGTTGATGGCTGGCGGGTGTCTGTATCGTAGATTTTCCCGGAAGCATATACATCCGTTGTCCCTGTGTTCTCTGTTACTTTTACGCTTTTTACAACTTCGGTTTTCTCCACGCTTTCCTCAAACGTTTCTGTCCACTGTCCATTTTCGTCCGGCGTATTGAAACACACATACTGTGCTCCCACTGTTTCTTTCAGCGGTGGTTTTCTCGTTTTGATTGACATATTTTTTTCCTTTCTACCTGAACAATCTCTGCAGTATCAGGTTATAATATTTATTTGAATCTTTTTTGAACAATCCGCGCAGATGCGGCTGTGCATTCATTTTCCGTGTTCCTGCCTCTACCATCGGGCCGTAATATTTTCCCCATCCGACCTCTACTTCCCCGTTTTTTCCTTTTCTGGCCGAAACGGTGTCCAGCAGATGGGTGTATCCAGACTTTCGAATCTGTGATCTCGGTTTTGGCAGCGCCCGCACATCTCTGGCCAGCTGCTCCGCGCCATCCATCATGGCTGCTTCAATTCTGCTCTGTTCGAATTTCTCCTGATATTCCTGAATGATCTTCTGAAATTCGTTCATGCCATCGTCCTCATTCATACTGTTACCTCAACGGAAAAATAAGAATGAAAGACCTTATCTTCCTGCACGTACTCGTGATAGATGGTAGGATGGAGCCCGACTTTTCTGAGTTTTTCTCTCAGTTCTATCAATTTTTCGTTCCGCGGCGTTCTGGAATAGAAGCTGATCTGGTATGTCTCCACATTTTCATATTGTTCTCCAGATGCCAGCACGTCCTCCCAAATGTAGTCCCAATAGACCACTCGCGGATATTTGTTTGTGTTTTCCTGGCTTGCAATTCCCTCATTGACCGGGATCCGGAGTGAGTGGAGCAAATCGCTTAATTCCTGTTTTGTCATGTGATCACCTCAATCGTTCGATCTGGCCGCACCAGTGTGAGCTCTGTTTCCGGGAATCCGTCCTTGTTGATGATGTGCGCTGCATTATAGACTCTGTGCTGTGTTCCCTCAATGATACACACACAGTCACTGTCAATTTTCTTGTACTGCGGAATCCGAATTTTCATCGTGATTTCCCGGCCGCTCTGGCTCAGTGCGTATCGGGTATGGTCATACACAGAAATCTCGTTGTACCAGATCGTCATATGCTGATTTTCCAAAATATCTTCCGGAAAATCTTTGGTTTCGTCTGTTTTGATTCTATAGAGTTCAAAGCATCCGCTTGTGTACACCGGCAGGCTCATGACGGCACCTCGCTTTCCAGCTGCCATGATAAGATAATTGCAGCATAGTTCTGCTCCCATTCGTACGTTTTATGATTGTATGCATAGTACACATAATTTTTCAGCAGACTCCGAAACGTATCATCCGTTTCCAGGTTTCTTCCCGGATTGAGCGTATCAAGACGGTGTTTTCCTTCTTTCAAATACCGAAGCAGCGACTCATCCGGGAAATACGGCGGAATCTGAAATTCCTGCCGCACTTCCTCGATCATTTCTTCCAACATTCCGCCTTACCTCCTTATTCCGCTGTTGGCTCTGCTGTTGGCTCTGCTGACTTCTCTGCCGCCTGCGTGTTTGTCTGCGGAACGGTTACCTGCTGGACCGGCAGCACGTACTCTTCCAGTTTTGTGATATCGAAAACTACTGCGCATTCATCATCCACCGCGCGTCCGTTCGCATAACATTTTCCGATGATGACGTCTGCATCATCCATTGCTTTCGTCTGATCAAACGTGTTCACATCCATGACCGATGCACCCATTGTGTACACGCCCGCCATTGTGAAGATTCCCTTTCCCTTTGGTACATTCGCATCCACAATTTTTTCCAACGGCATAAATGATGTGTTTTTATATCCTCCCGTGAAACTTTCTCCGTACAGGGCCGGATCCACATACTCGGCTTCATCAAGCGGATTGCAAAGCAGATACAGTGTTCCGATTGTTCTTTTTCCTTCCTTGCACAGGGTTTTTCTTACTCCTGCAAGACCCTTTGGGCTAAATTTCGTCACAGTATTCAAAACCGTTTTTGCTGCTGCAGTTCCGTCCGACTTGAAGCTTTCGATTTTATTCATAATTCCGACTGGTCCTGTTTTTCCGTTTCCTGTCAGGTAACCACTAACCAGTCCGTCCTGCATTGCTTCCGCAAGAATCGCTGTAAAATATTTGTCCACGAATGGAAGTGCAAGATCCTGAATTGCTTTCGGGATCACCAGGAATACGGTCATTTTTTTCACATCCAGCGGCAGCATCTCAAATCCTGCGCTCAGTTCTCCCTTGATTGCGTCAGTCAAATCTCCCCACACAGCCGTTCCGGAATGGCTGCCGATCAGCCATTTTTTCACATTGGCCGGCGCGAAATTTACCAGGCTCAGAATTTTACTTGCTTTTTTCACATCATCCAGTGTTCTGTCGATGATTTCATCCGGAATGATGTCGATCTGCTTCGCAGTGATCGCCTGTTTTACATCTTTCAGTCCTTCATAGAACTGTTTTTCCTTGTCCGACAGGCTGTGAAGATTCAGACGTTTTCTGTACTCTTCATCATGTGCCGCGCGGGCGTTCTGCTCCACGAGCTGATTGATGAGTCCTTTGTTTTTCTCCTCTACGATCATAGCGGCAGCCTGGTAGATCGCCTCTACCTTATCGTCTGCCTCTTCCATCATCTTCATTACTTTCTGTTTCAGCTCTTTATCTGTGATTTTGTCGATGTTCATTCTTTTTCTCCTTTCCGAAAGAAAGCGTCAAATCCGCTTTTCTGTTTTTGCGCCGGCGCAACAGCCCGCATGAACTTTTTAACCTCCGCATCCATGAATGTGCGATTGTTCAGCTGTTTGATCAGCTGTTCATTTTCTGCGAGAAGCTGTTCTGTCCGCGGCTCCTCCTTCTGCTCCACGCCGATTTTATCAATTAATCCGCATTCCAGGGCTTTCTGTGGTGTGAGCACGGTCTCTGCATCCATCATGGCTCTCAGTTCTGCCTCATCGATGGTCGCACGGCGCATCATCAGCTGCACACAGGATTCCATGCACACATCCAGCTTGTCTGCCTCTTCCCGGAGCTGTTTTGCATTTCCTGTGACGCTGGCCCACATGTTGTGGATAATCGCGCTTGTGCCGTACCCCATGATTCGCTCATCGCACCCCTGCAGAATTGTAAACGCGATTGAATGGCATACGCCGTCCACGATTCCCACTTTGTGTGCCTTGCTCTCCTGCAGCAGGTTGTAGATGGCCGTTCCTTCCGAAACCGATCCTCCGTAGGAATTAATATGCAGTTCAATTTCTTCCCCATCCGGCACCGCTTCCAGGAGCTTCTGGAAATGTGCCGCGGATGTCTCCGACTCGTCATAGTCCCAGGTTTCCCAGTTCCACTCTCCATATTTCGAGATATCGTCATACAGAAAGATCTTGTGCACGTTGCCATCCACCTGCTGGCAGTAATGCATCTCTTTTCTTTTCATGGCTTTCTCCTTCCCTTGTTATTTGCTGTTTCACCCATCAGCTTGGAGATTTACTCTGTGTTTCCCGTGACCGCGCTTTCGTCCGCGGTATAGTTCTTTGTCACCATACGGCTTCGGCTGAATTCTGTATTCAGTGCTTCCCAGCCGATGGATTCCCGCAGCTCATCCAGGTTGAAGCCGATGCTCCGCAGGGTACTCATGCCGGTTGCGCACTCGATCAGGTCGCGGTGCTTGAATCTTGACAGATCCACCCAAATTTTCTCGTCTTTTTCATAACTTTCTTTTCCGACAAGTTTTGCGTTGAATGAATCGTTCAGAATTTCGGCAATCGGTGAAACTGCGTAGGTGATGAACTCGTTTGTGCTGTCCGCTTTTTCTGTGATTTCTCCCAGGAATACCGCCATTGGGATGTTAAATGCCATTGCGGTGTCCTTAAAAATTTCTTTCGCAAACTTTACAACGTCCTCACTTGCCCCTCCGGCCTTAATTTCAATCTGGTTGATATCAATTCCGGCGCTCGTGATGATAGTTGACGGTTCATCACTCAGCAACGTCTCCTGCAGCTTCTCTTTGTATTGATCTTTTGTCAGCGTTTTCACGTTTCCATTCTCATCTTTTGTCGCAATGATGGAATTTGTCGCGTCAAAATGGAGCTTGAATTTCGGCGTATTAACATACGTCTGCATCGTACAGACCGCGTTCGCCAGCTTATTGTACTTTTTCGCAATATTCCCAAGGTGTGCACTGAGCCGGTCATTTCGCAGCCGCAAGTGCAGCACCTGATCCGCCGTCAGGTACATGTCCAGCGTCATCGTTCTTCCGTTGCAGCTGATCGTGATATCGCTGTAGATCTGCGGTAAGATTACACTGTCATTCAGTGTCCAGGAATCCGCAAGAAAGTATTGCTCACCCACTCTGCAGATTAACGCTTCTTTTTTCGTCAGCAGTTTGTGGATCGCCGCACGCCAGAAATCCGTTCCGGTTTCATTGGCATTCGGCCGCACATTCAGCCGCCAATAGACGTCATCTTTTGCCCGTCTTGTTCCTTTTTTGTCTTTCCTCTGGACTACAATTTCTGATTTCGCAATCGCGTCTGCGATCATACCAATCGCTTTTTCTTTTGCGAACTCATATAACTGTAGCTGCTGTGTGGTCGATGTTATGATTTCAAGCAGAGATTCTTCTTTTTCTGCTCGTTTAAAAAGCCAATCAAACATAGATAACCTGCTCCTTTATTTCATCTTTCGAAAACATCGCCGCCACGAAAGCCATAAATCCATCGTTTTTTCTCAACTTCGGTTCTATTTTTCCGTACATCTTGTTTCCGTACTTGTCCGTACTCACTTTCGTGTTGTTTGTGTACCATCGCATGATGGAGGACGGACCATAATTTATTTTTCCTTCCGCAAACAGTCTTTCAATTTCCGGAGCAATGATGGCACACGCCGATCCAATTCTTCGTACCAGCCTTACCAGCCCCGCCGGATTCTGTTTGCTTTCGATTGATATTCCCGCCTCCTCGAATTTTGTTTTGAACATCTGGTAGCGGTAGGTGTCCATTGTGATCTTCTGCACAACATATTCATTCATCTTCTCAACACACCATCGAATGATGGCGTCAATCGGGATCGTCGGACCATCCACCACCTCAAAGTCCTCAAATTCCGGCTGTCCAAAATTGTTCAGCGGAAATTTGATTTTCTCCAAAAACGGTGAATCTTTGCAGATCCATGTGTGCTGCCGCCAGATGAACTCCTCTCCGTCCTGCGTCAGCACTCCGGCCGATGCAAAATCTCGAATGTCGGCATAGTCCAACGCCAGAATCGCAAGTTTGCCTTTCGTGTCCGCTGTTTTTCTCGGTGTTTTCCGTTCGATATCGTCATAACAGCACCGCAGAATGTTGTTCCATGATGTTACGGTTTCTTCTTCATTCCGCGCCGGCAGATTGAACCGTTTGGTCATCAACTCCGGAAGTTTGCTCGGAAGCTTCTGTGCTTCCAGATAATCTTTCATGATCTGCGTTTCCAAAATTGGCATATATTCCAGCGACGGATTGGCCTTGTGCCAGGCTTCCGGAAGATCTTTTTCTTCTTTCGCATCCAGCTTGCAGACGAACGGAAAATATCCGAGCGGATTTTCACCCGTCCTCAGAATCTCTTCTATCATCGTCAGAATTTCATCCAGCGGGCCATCCCTTACATATCCGTTTGTGGTGATGATAAATTCCCGCGGATGCTTTACTTTTCCAAGTGCGCTTTCGAACACATTGATCTGCTCGTAATTCTCGTAGGCGTGTATCTCATTCAATATCAGGCATCCAGGCCGTTTTCCATCTTTTGTCTCTGCCCGGCTCGTGTTGTATTTCAACTCCGATCCGGTCTTGAGATTCGTGATCAGCTCTTTTGTGACGCTGAATTTTCCCTTGAACTTTTTCTTTTTGCATACGTTGTAAGCAACCTTGAAAGTTTCGTTCGCCTGATCTTCCGAATTCGCCACGATTTCCACATGATAATTTTCAACGCCATACAATGGAGTTTGAAAAAAATTCGCCAATGGTACGATAAATCCATCCTTTCCATTTCCTCTGCCCATCATCACGATGAATTTTTGAAATAGCGGCATATCGCTCACGTACATAAATGCGAACGCATAGATAAATTTCTGATACGGAAAAAGCGGATAATAATTATTCTCGCAATACTGCAGACATTTTCTGTAGGTTTCTTCGTCAAAAAAAACATCGTCTCTCTTCAACGTTGGGAGTACGATGTTCTTGATCAGCAGCTGTCTTTCTTTGTTGATCCATTCCGGATGGGCTTTCGCGTAGGCAAGATAGTCGTCAATTTCTTTACATGTAACCATCTGCCTCGGACTCATTCGAGATCTGGTCTCTCAGACCAAGATCACTCAAAATTTTTAACATAATCGCCGTGGTTTTCTGCAGATTTTGCACAGATTCATTTGTTTTTTCCACCATAATTCCGTTCCCATTCATGGCTTCATAACGGATTCCACGCTTTTTGATATCCTGGATCAGATCCTTTTTCAACTTCCAGTAATGCATATAATCTTCTACCAGATCTCCGTAAAAATCCGCTGTTTTTCCCTGTAATCTCAACTGCTCCAGCAGCGACTCCTTAACATCTTTCTGTGACATCTGCTCACCACCCTTCTGTTTTTTCCACTTCACCCGAACCGGTTACCCCCACCCCTTTCACGCGAGAATCTGAAAAATCTGAACAGTCATG